GGCAGCGGTGATCGCAAGTTCGTTTTCAGTCTCAGCGGTCTTCAGAGCAGCCTGTCTGTCGAGCAGCTTCAACTCTTGCTCGTATTCCAAAGCTTTGTCTTTTCGCTTTTGACCCGCTTCGAATATGCCTATACCTTTTGACAAGAGACTGCCAATTAAACCAGTCGCGCCGCCAGTTAATACTGATGAGATAATTCCAAACATAATTTAATCCCTTACCATTTTCCCCAATTTCTTCCGGGGCGTGTGTCAACGTGGAGGAAAGTCTTGTACTTTCCGAATGATCCAAATCCTGCTTGTTTGCACTGTTGTAAAAGTTGCTTCCTGTCATGTCCTCTAAGTGAGATGTCGAAAGCAATCCCGCTACGGTGCGCTGACAACGGTGCGCCGCCGACTTTAGCGTTGTGAAGCCTTGACCGATACGCGCTGTTAATTTTGAACGCCTTATCTGCCAGAATACGCGCTCTAACCAGAACATTAAGTCCTTGAGGATTGACCAGCAATTCGTCAGTTCCTTTGCAAGCAATCTCTTCAGGCTTGAAATATGGTCCCCAAATCCAGTCATATTCTGATTCCTCGTAATGGTCGTATAACACTACTTGTTAACCTTCTTTGTTCTGACTGCGCTTGACCGTTTATACCAGCCATGGTAAAACATCAACAGCAGCAGTACTAGCTGAATCGTAGGTAGGCGTCTCTTTCCTCAGACTACCGAACCAATTAAATTAAAAAGATACTGTGTCGGTTAACAGATTTTAAACTTTCCGCCGCGAATAGCGTCGCCCATCCCACGGTTCTTACCAGAAACCATTGAGGCTTTATCAACGTTCGGAGTCTTCTCGTCTTTTGCATCGTTGTAAGGAACGTAGCCCTGATCTTTGACTACAATGCCCTTTCGTGTAACTCCTGTGGAAGATTCTTTTTCCATGACTTTCTCCTATTTACCTTGTTGTTTCATAATCTCTCGTTCGCGAGCAGCTTGTATCCTAGCAGCTACAATGCCTTCTTGAGATTCTATTCGAGCAGAGCCCAACTGTGCGTTGTTTTGAGCTTTCTGTTGATCTAAAGACAAACGAGCCTGATCTATCTGGTTTTCTGCGGCATCTTGCTGAGACCGCATCTCCAGGTCCTGTTGCTTAAGAGCAATAAGAGGATCGGGAGCTCCTCCACCACTTATTTGAGTGCTCATAGACTTAACTTCTTGCATTCCCTGAGCAACAAGACCAGCTACCATAGACTCAATTTCCAACGCCTGCTGTTCATTTGGAGGCTGTCCTTGAAGTTTTTGCCCAACTTGAGCCGTGACTTGTTCTTTAGCCTTTATAGAAACATGCTCCATAACATGCTTTTGCAAAGCCATAGCTATCGCGGGCATCTGAGCCACCATAGGAGACGAACCAAAGATAAGATGCGCCATTATGTGTGCGTCGTGGTTCTGACCTTGAAAAACAGTTAGGGGTAAGTTTTCTAAGGACTCTGAGTTCTCCACTGCGGGATCTTTAGGCGTAGGCTCTCCCTGCTCAACCGGCTTTAGTATAGAATCTACATCCTTGACACCCACCGCCGTATACATGCGACGGTACGCTTCGTACAAATTGTGAAGCTCCGGAGCCGATTGCGCCAACTGTAGTTCCGTCTGCGCGAGTGTGACTCTCTGCGCCATGGAAAAGATGTTGGGATCAGATACCGGCAGTATATCAACCCTATCATCAAAATCCTCCGCTTTTACAGTTCGTTCCGCGCCTACAACGTTATATGGATATTCTTGAGGAAGGTACTCCCCAAAAACACTTGCAAGAAGTTCAAACTCGTCTTTTTGAGCATAGTGAAGCCGCTTGTGTATAGCAGACATCACCTTTGCACCCTGCTCTAACATAGCAATAGTTGTTCCAACCGCTGCCTGTTGATTGCCGTCTCCTACTTGCAGGTTAGAAACCGCTGCAAAACGTTGACCCGCCTCTACGCAAAAACCCATCAACTGAAACAATGTTTGATCCGCACCTTTGTAAGGAAGCAGCATCAGAGAGTCCCTGATAGAACCACCGGGGGCATCCACATCCCTAAACTCACCGGGTGACAAAGGCTCGTCATCATTCCGTATTCGAAGACCGCGACTTTTAAATCCTGCGGGAAGATTAGAAAGAGTTCCAGCGTCAATAAGCTGACGAAGAGCAGCAGTAGCCGTGCGGCTAAGACCGCCAATCATGTGTATCAAACCAAGGCCATAGAACCCAAAACCGGGGAGAAACTTGAAATGAACAAAGTACTGTTTCTTTTTCCTGCGAGAATCATCCGGATCGTAGTTTCTTCGTATACTAAGAAGCTTTCCGCTGCTTTCCGACACAGTAACTACATAGGGGAGCTTAATACCGGTGGGTTCTCCGTCCTCGCCCTCGTCTTCGTAACCTTCAAGGTCTAAATCTACGTGACATTCAAGAAGTGTGACTTCTTGGTCCAGGTGAGTGGGTGATACGCCAGAGATTTCGTCCATCTCTTCTTTAATATCAGAAGGATCCGACTGAGATGCCGACACTTCTATGTCGGAATAGAAACCCGCAACTTGTTTTTTCCGTAGCTCGTTCTCGCTGATCTGAATTACATGCGTAACATTTTCTGCGGTTTCCAGATCGGTAGCCGTGTAAGGAACAACCAATTGCTCGGCAGGCACAAACTTGCTTACTGCGCGTTCCAAGAACTCGTCGTAATAAACTTTCTTAAACGTAGAGCCTGAAAGCGGTAAATAAAACAACATTTGATCGAACTCAGGCGTGTATTCTTTCATCACGCACGTAATCTGATAGTTCATAAAATGTCGAACACGTTCGGCTTGATTCTGTAAATCCGGAGTAACTTTGCCCATTACCTCTGTGCGGACAGGACCTCCAGCAGGAAGAAGCTCACCAAAAGCCTGAGCCTGAAACTGCGTTACGGCTTCTGCAAGAAGAGGGTGTGTCACACCAGTCGCACCACGAAAAGGTTCTGAACGTTCTTCATACCTAAAGCCAAGAAGTTCAAGACCTGTCCGATAAGCTTCTTGCCAATCTTTGCGGCTTTCTTTGTTAGCTTCGTACTGTTCCAAGAGATCAGAGGAAACTACCTCCGCTACGCGGTCGTCAATGTTATCAGCAAGGTTAGCGTAAAAGTCACCAGTGTCCGGGGCTTCCATGCGGGGATCAAAGTCCACTACCACACTGCCGTCTTCTTCTAGTTCAATGTTCAAACCGGGAGCTTCTATAACGGTAGAGTCATCTAGCTCTACTTCCGCAGGGTCGCCCTCTTCTACATCCACAGGAGGTATTTCATTGCGTCGCTCTACAAGGGAGGCCGTGCCGAAATTACTTCTGGGAAGAGGGTTCTTCGCCATTCTAGTAACCTCTTAAGGACATTATGCCGCCGCCTGCCATTGCGGGTGGCGTGTAGGTATTAGTCGCAGGATCAAACCCAGGATTTGTTGTGACACCAGATCCCAGAGGAGGAGATTCATTAGTTGATTGAACAGGAGAACCAAGCAACTGAAGGGTATCGCTAACAAATTTACTTCCCGGACCACCTGAGTTTACAACACCCATAAGATCTGAGATGTTCTCGGCGGCATACTTCTTGACCTCTTCCATCGTTCCGGCTTGCGTAACAGCAGTAAAGCGGTCAACAACATTTTTCATCACTTCATTAAGAGCCATTCCGGCACCACCGCCTACTACGGCCTCTTGTCCCATCATGCCGCCGCCTTGCATTCCGACAGGGCGAAATCCCATCATACCCCCGCCGCGCATTCCCATAGCCTGTTCATACTGTTGCGCTGCTGCCATACCTTCTGCGGTATACGGAAATTCTCGTCCCATTACATTAGGCATTGAATTTGCTCCTTTTATGTGAATTCAGATTTCCTACTGTACTCGTATTTGCACCAGCGGGAAAGACTTCTTTGTCAAGTGTTACAAGTTCAGTTTATACCTAATAAAGGCTTCGGCGGCACTTTCTCCACCAATCGGATTATTGTAGGAACCCCTTGCACTAAGGGATCCACCAAACCCAAGGGGATCATTTACGTTATAAGAGCCTCCAAGTGAACTCTCCGTGCCAACACCGCGAACGTCTATAAGATTTCCACCAACACTTAAAATGCCCGTACCAAGTTTTTCTTCATAGCCTCCACCAAAATTAGTCACGTTTGGAGATTGGGCCGTGGGCCGTGTTTCCTGACGCAACTGCTGCGGATCTTCCTGAGTCTCATAAGTGCGACCAACGCCACCGGTAAACGCACCACGGCCCACGGGCAGACGAACATTAAAACCTACGTTATCCGTCTTATTGTCAGAACGAGTGTTGTTATAATACGGGGCATACTCTTCTGAAACCCCCTCTTGACTAGACGTATCGCTCTTTGCGTAAAGTTTTACAGGGCCGAAGTCTACATCTGCACCAAAAGACTTTTTCTTTAAGTCCCTATTACCGGGCTGAGAAGATCGCTGGTAGTACATTCTAATAAGATCACCAAGGTTTAATCCACCAGTGTCCGTAGTCGTCATACCACCTTGAGAGGCTTTTGCATCTTCTAGTTTTCTAGATAGGTTAAACATGTCATTTCCAACAGAAACGGCGAATTTGTCCGGACGGCCTACACCTTTGGAACCCCTAGCTGAAAATTCGAGGTTACTTGGATCCACGGGAACAAATGCTGCACCCACGTCAAGTCTTGCCGACTCTGGGTTGCCTGCAACTCGTGCCTGCGCGGTGTAGTCACGGTTTAGAAACATCAAATACTCAGCCGTGGTTACACTAGGGTCTGCAAGACTTGGTTTTTTTGGTTCCTGTGCCATTTAAGTCCTTTTGCGAGCCGCTTTTTTAGATGCCGCACTAGGAAGATCACCGTAATGATACAGCCGTTTACTACTTGCAGTGTGCTTTGCCCCGGTGTGAAGCTTTCCGTCAGACATTTTGTGGTAACTACCACGATGCTTCGTACCGTTCTTAAAGTAGTGGGTTTGAGACGCTCCCATTATATTATACTCCTTGGTTCAGCCATAGTAACTCCGGATATGAGTTGTATGATTATATATTGTAAACACTTTTCTTTTCCATTCAGTTTATTTTTTCATAAGGTTTTCTGCGGGGGTCCTGGACGCTGAGATAGGGTCATCAAATGCACTCTCAGGCATACCGGGGTCTTTTCTTAAAAGAAGGTCATCTTCGCGCCTGTCTAACCCCCCTTCTTTTGTCCACGGAAATCTTTCGCTTCTTTCCTTGTCTGTTAAGTCCTTGCGCGAATCAGCAAGCCGAGCCTCCGCTTCTCCCAGCGTCCGCATGTATGTTTCTGTTGCGCTAATTTTTTTCCCTGTTTGAGGGTCCTTTATGTTGGTGTAACGAAACTCTCGTCTGTTAGAGCCGCCCTCAAACCCTTCCCGGTGCTGTGTAGCATGTTGCCCTTCGTGAATCACGTCTCCCCGGAATATCCGGTCCGCGTCGTACTTTTCCTTGTAGAAGGTCCTGCCGCCCGCCTGTAACTCGTCAAACTGTTTCTTCAAGTAATCAGGCAAGGACTCCGGGTCTATCGTGTCTTCCGGCCCGCCCTTCCATTTCCGCAGTTTGTACACTACGCCAAAGGCTGGATTGTCAGTGTCCATGCCACCCTGCCTTTGGCGTAGTGCATTTCCCCCGCTAGAGGTATCCAGAGATATACCGGCTTCCCTGAAGCCCTCCTTAGCTTTGTTCAGGACTTCCCCGTGTTGCCCATAGGAAAACTTTTGAAAAAACCTGCCCTGATCGTCCCAAGGTATCCAGGCGTCTTTCTTAGCATCGTACAAGTTCTTGCCGCCCGGACGATTCTTAAGACCCATTTTATCCCTATAAGGGCTGTAATACGCACCTCCCCAATCAGAGGACCCCATAGTTCCTAAAGAAATATCCGCCACGGGTCTTTCCAACCGCTGCGCTTTTGTTGTATAGGGAGGGCCTACTTTCTCAGAGCCCGTAATAGAGGTTTTTACCTCCGTTACGTCACTTTCAAGATATTCTCTAAGGAGGTCTCCGTCTTGATCTTGAAGCTTCTGATACTCCTTGGCATACTCGTCAGGATCTTTATTACTAGCTTTTAACTCCGCCAGTTTTGTTACAAGAACCGCTCTTTTTTTCTGGAGATCACCCATAAGAGAAGAACCTGAAACATCCATTTTGCCGGGGTAGTTCTTATAAAATTCGGGGTGTTCAAAAAGATCACTGAGAACAGGCTCTGCACCTACTTTAAACCGGCCTGTAGGGGTCTGCACCTCTGGATTAAAAACAGCCTTTGCTTTTTCATCGGATATTTCAAACCGCCAGTCGCTTACAGGCTCTCCATTTCTCTCCCAGCGAAACAGCCCCGTCTTTTTCCAGATTTCCTCTCTGGATCGACCCTTTTTTGCCATTTCGTCGGCTAATTTAAAATTTTTAGGACGTGCAGTCGCCGCCTTGCGACCGGCAAACATCCCGGCAACCATTCCCGGTCCCTT